ATGCACTCCTTATTAGTTATTAGACGGGGGCCCCCATCCATCCATTAGCGCCAGCTTTTTAGTATAGGGGGGGGTATTCCAGTTTAATTGCGTTTAGTACTACAGTAATACATCAGTACCCAAATAATATAATTCTAATAAACCTGTGAATTGGTACTTAATTATTATTTTTCTAAATAACCTGCACATTCTAAATAATAATAATATTTACTTTTCTCTAGGCGAAAAAAAGCCCACTAGTAGAAGTGGGCAAAGGTCTTACTAAAACGAACGTGTACCAGTTGGTAAATGCCAACTAGAGTTAACTATAGTGATGTTTAAATTAAAATCAACTTTTATTTCAATAACTTATCACGTATATTAACCCGATACACTAACTGATCTGGAGTCCCTATGGACACTCTTACCTTAGATCAGTTTAAGCAAGCCCTTCCTGCCCACGTTAAGAAAAACGTTAATCAAGAAATCATCGACAATGTTAATAATTTAATTAGTGATCCTGAAATGCGTGAAGCATATCGAGATAACTTGATTAGTTATACTCATGTGTTGAAGAACGGTAAGTTTAAACTGAGTAATTATTTAGATGCTGTGCGTTACGTTAGTTATAAACTAATGGGCAGTACTAATATTGATTCATATTCAAAAGCCTTTCCTGAAAAGATTACTAAGTTTGAGAAGCAAGGGGTAGCCAGTAAAGATATTGCTAGCTATGTCACTGCGTTTAATAAATCTAAGCTAGTTAATCTTATTTTAGAGCAGACTCTAGTTCCCTCTTGGGTTTTAAACCAAGACTTATATCAGAGCGCTTTAAATACACAGGCTGAGTTAATGTTATCAGCAAGGTCTGAAAAGGTTAGAAGTGACGCAGCTAATTCCCTGCTTACCCACCTTAAGCAACCTGAAACCCAGAAGATTGAATTGGATATTGGAATGAAGGAAGACAGCTCTATTAATGCACTGAGGAAAACAACCATGGAATTGGTAGCGCAGCAGAAGCTGATGTTAAACGCCGGTGTAATGGACGCACAGGGGGTGGCACATAGTCAGCTAATTGTGGACGCTGAGTTCGAGGTGGTGAAGTGAGTGTGATTAATTGGATTAAAGCCTTATGTGAAACCGAAGAGGAATACCATGAGTACCCTATCTCTATAAGGGCTGCACGCTACCCTAATGGCGCTGTACGCATACAAGGGGAATACACCTGGAGTAAAGGGTTAAGTGCCGGTAGTACGTGGAAAGACCTCCCCCTGGTAAACGTAGACAACGATGGTACAGAGATTTAACTATGACTGGATTGACAGAAAACCTATTAAATATGTTTCTTATGCTAGGCATCTTGGTTTACATCCTCGACATCATCTCTAGTGTTAGTTTCGGTACTGACGAGGATGAAGAAGATGATAGATGAGCAAGAGTTAAAAAGAGTTGAAGATTACCTTAATGACATAAGCTACGAAGTCGATCCAAATTATGTTCCTAGTGACTTTGCGTTAGAGTTCATAACGTTTATTAAGCTGGTTAATGGGGCTGACGGAGAGGAGAACCTCAGCCCGTTGGTTCACTATTACATGTTGGATACAATTACCCGTGGCGGCACTCGTGTGGCTAACCTATGCCATCGTGGTCTGGGTAAGACAGCAGTCCTGGCAGAGTACTTGTTCCTGTACATAGCAACGTATGGTTTTATACCTGGTTTCGGGCCTATATCCCTTGCCTTATACGTGTCAGACAGCATCGAGAACGGTGTAAAGAACATGCGTAAGAACCTGGAGTTCCGTTGGGAGAACTCAGACTTTTTGAAAGCGTACGTCCCTACTGTAAGGTTTACAGACATACGCTGGGAATTTACCAATGCTGACGGAAACACTTTTATTGTAAAGGGCTATGGTGCTAAGACAGGTGTACGTGGTGCCAAAGAGATGGGCACACGTCCGCAGTTAGCAGTACTGGATGACTTATTCTCTGATGAGGATGCTAAGTCCCCTACGATTATAGAAAACGTGGAAGCCACAATCTATAAAGCGGTGACGTACGCCCTACATCCTAAGAAAAACTTAATTATTTGGTCAGGTACGCCATTTAACGCAAAAGACCCTCTGTACAAAGCGGTTGAATCAGGCGCCTGGGACGTTAACGTGTTCCCTGTGTGTGAGAAGTTCCCCTGTGAGAAAGATGAATTTGTGGGCTCATGGCCTGACCGCTTTGACTACGAGTACGTTAGAGAACAATACGACATTGCAGTAAAGACAGGTAAGGTAAAAGACTTTAACCAGGAAATGATGCTACGCATCATGTCCGAAGAAGACAGACTGATCTTAGATCACGATATTGGTTGGTACAAGCGGGCTAACGTACTCAACAACAAAGACCTGTTTAACTTCTATATTACTACCGACTTCGCAACCTCAGAAAGAACGTCAGCGGACTACTCTGTTATTTCAGTGTGGGCGTATAACAATAATGGGGATTGGCTTTGGGTAGATGGCATCTGTAAGCGTCAGTTAATGGATAAAAACATTAATGATCTGTTTCGTTTGGCTCAAATGTACCGACCACAGCAAGTGGGTGTAGAGGTAACCGGGCAACAAGGTGGATTTATTCAATGGATCCAAGATCAGATGATGCAAAGGAATATTTATTTCCCCTTAGCGTCAGAAGGTAATCTACAAAAGCCGGGTATCAGACCTAATACTAATAAAATGGTTCGCTTTAATACAATGGTTCCTTTGTTTAAGGCTAATAAAATATTCTTTCCAATAGAAAGAAGAGACTCGCCAGAATTAATCGAAGCATATAATGAATTGAGTTTAGCTAGTCCTAGCGGCTTTAAATCAAAGCATGATGATTTCATTGATACCATTAGTATGTTGAGTTCTTTAATGCCTTGGAAACCCACCCAACACGGTGAATTAAATAAAAGCAGTAGCGGATTAGATATTTGGGACGTTGATATAGTTCAAGACGATGATAGTAGAATAAGCTCGTATATAGTTTAACTCTGACTCCCTATAATAACGGTTAACGCACAACTCTTTTGAGGTTAGCCAATGCTACTGTCAGATATATTTATGTACCTTGCTTACGGGGAATTATCCCAAATGGCAATCGGTACTAATAATCGTGGTGGAATAGACGAATCTGATTACCCAACATTAATTAGCCATATTAATCTAGGGCTAACGAATTTACATAGCCGCCTGCCCTTAAAACAGTCGCAGGTTATTATTGCGCAACAATCAGATCGCGTTCTTTATCCATTAACCCCTATTTATGCTATTAACTCTACCTCAGTACAGAGTAATAAGTTTATTCTCGATTCTGCTACAGAACCTTTTATAAATAATGTATTAAAGATCGAAGAAGTTTATACAGAAAGTAATATTTTATTGCCTTTGAATGATTCAGCCAAAGACAATTCTTTATTCACTCCTTCATTCAACACACTTCAGGTACCTACACCTGAATCTAACAAGATACTCGCCATACTTTACCGGGCAAACCACGCGCAGCTGCCAGCGAAGCGTGGGGTGGACATTAGTGCCATCGAATTGGACATTCCTGCAGTTCTTATCGAGCCTTTACTAACTTTCGTGGTGGGACGTGTTGCTGCGGCTGGTAACAACCAGACCAGCATCCAAGAAGCCGCTGCATATCAGCAGAAGTATGAATTACAGGTACAGCAGATCATCCAGTCTGGCGCTTTGTCAGTGGATCGTCCCAGTAACCTACGCATGAGGAGCAACGGATGGGTATAACAGCTAATTTTGGGTCATCAACCAGCACTGGTGGCGACGTTGCTTACGGTACGCTAGGCACATACAAATACGTACAGGGCGATACTGGCCCACAGATGCGCTTTACCTTTACCGATGAAGATACTGGTTTACTCACTGATTTAGTGGACGCACAGGTGCTCCTGCACTTACGCCCAAGCGGCGGTAGTGTGGTCTTGACCCGTGAGTTGTTCATCAACCCGGAAACAGCGACCAATGGCGAAGCCATTGTCGCCTGGCACGAAGGTGACTTGGATGTAACACCAGGGACTTACGAAGCTGAGATAGAGGTGATCCACGGCTCTGGGCTACGGGAAACCCTATTTGACATAGTGGTTCTCCGGATTCGAGCTGACTTTGCATGAAAATCAAGTCTGGTCTGATAAACAAGCTGGTCGCCCAACACAAGCAGTTGGGTGTCTACGCGAGCATTAAAATAATAGACGCTATTGATGCGTCTATTGAACGTCTTGGCTTATCAGCAGACATCACCTTTGTCAGTAAACTTGCAGTAGCTATTGAGCTAGGCGACTTCATTATCCATAGGGCAGTAGCTGATGGTGTCCTGGTGGATGACATGTCTACAGTGGTAGACCAGCTTGTGATGGACTTCTTTAAGGGCCTTTCTGAAAACATTACTCCCACAGATAGTGTGGCGTGGCGTGTTGAGAAGCCTCTGGGAGAAGAAGTACTGGGCCTTGAAGACTATGTAGCCTTACTCACCAAAAAGGCACCTGAAGATGTTGTGGGTACGTCTGACAGCATTGATAGGTTCGATGTCACTAAGGGTCTTGCCCAGGCAACCGTGTTTTCTGATGACATGGCTTTACTTTCCCAAGGCTACGTCGCTGACGCCTTTTACTTTGCAGATGATTACATCGGCACATCTCGAACCGCTTAAATAGCTAAGGAATAAGTAATGATTAATGAAAAACTAAAATTGTCTGGACAGGTCAACATTGTATTACGCGATGCAGCTGGGCAGATTAAAGATGAGCGTGAAATCCGTAACCTAGTTGTAAACAAGGGTTTAGGTTATATCACATCCCGTATAACTAGTACCACTAAAGGTGTTATGTCCCACATGGCACTGGGTGCCGGTACCACAGCTGCGGCTGCAGGGCAGACTGACTTGGTAACCACTTTAGGTGCCCGTGAAGCTCTGGACTCTACCAGTATCAGTGGCACTAGCCTTGAGAAAGTTGTGTACGTGGCTTCTTTTGAAGCTGGAGATGCAACAGGTGCTGTCACCGAAGCTGGTATCTTCAACTCTGGGACCTCTGGTACTGGTGACATGCTTTGCCGCACTGCATTCCCCGTAGTAAACAAAGCCGCTGATGACACGATGGTCGTGAGCTGGACGCTGACTTTGTCTGCAACTTAACAAGCTAGGGGGTGATTAATGACTACAATTACGACGCGTAATGGTAAGGGATCACCCCTTACTTCTACTGAGTTAGACGCAAACTTTACTAGCTTAAACACAGACAAAGCTGATAAGTCGCAGGTACTCACTAACGTACC